CGTCAGCTGGGTGAAGAAGGGCATCACGACGCCACCCTTGCCAGCCGGGCCGTCCGTCTCGAACAGCGTCGAGCGGAGTGAATCGAGGACGGGAATGGCGGTGTGGTCACCGTACGCGTCCCAGATCGCGGCGGCGAGCGCCGAGTCGGAGTTCGAGTAGGGCAGCACGCGCGATGCGTCAGCTGGTCTGTTGAACGGCTCTCCCGTGAGGAAGTACTTCATCTTGACCTTGAGCGCCATCGCTTCGAGGAACAGCGTCTTGCCGACCCCCGTATCGCCCGTGACCACCACCAGCCCGACGGGAAGCTGCTGATGCTTTTGGTCGAGGCCCAGATCGAGCTCCTTCTGGGAGTTGATGACCTCCCTGGTGGTCTGGATCTCGTCCGGCCACTCCAGCTGACGGCTGTCGAGATGACCGGCCTTGTCATACCAGAACACCTTGTTACGCCGCTCGAAGCCGTAGAACTCGCCGAAGAACTTCTCTCTGCTCTTCCTCTTCGGTGCGGTAGCTTCCGTGAGGACCGGATTCGCCGGCCTCGGGTTCGTCGCCATATATGCTCCTTAGTGAATGGCTTCCACGGAGTCGACCTTGACCCCGCGAAACAGATGCTCGATGTGGGTGTAGAAGTCAGCAGCGGGCACCGTCGCTACGACTCGATTCAACGTCTCCGGAGAGACGTCAGCGGGATCCACCTTGTAGTGGAGAGTTGCGGGGTCGTCGATGACCATAGCGTCCGCGTCCTCAAACTTGTGCTGCCGTGCCATCGACTGGGCGATGAGGAACGGATCGTAGCCCAGGTGCTGCCGGCAATTAGCTCTGAAGACGGCGAACAGGTCGCGGAAGATCGGGTTCGCGGAGTAGACTTGCTGCCTTGCCATGACACCGTCGGCCCAGGTGTTCACATCCTTCGACGTCACCGAATCCTCCCTGGCGATGACGTTGACGACGTAGGTGAGCGGGTTGGGATAGACCTTCTTCTCGCCGTCAATTTCGCAGAACACATCACCCAGGAATACGACGGGTGTCTCCACTTCCAGCACCGCATAAGGGGAGGATGGCTTCAGCAGCCGTTGCATCACGGCGGCGCTGTTCGTCAGCATGGCCGCATCATCCGACGCGTCAAGGAGCGCGATGTCGTGGTGCTTCCCTCTCAGCATAGGCTCGAGCTCGCCCGGGCTGTACAGCGCCCCGACGTCGCGATATAGAATTGCATAGACGAAGGTCATCCAGAGTTTGCCCCAGTCCGGGTTGAATGCGACTCCTGACGGAAGGCCCACGTGCTGGGTGAAGGACCCCGGATCAAGCGGCGAGCCGCCGAACACCGGGTTGTAGTCCTTCGGAGTCTCGATCCACGGTGATGGTGCGATGTATGGCGCTTGATACATGCGCCTCATCAACTCGACCACCCTCGGATCAAGGTAGTTCGTCAGCTCGGAGAGCACCTCGTCGAGAAACCACCTCGGCACCATCTTGTCCATGGTCTTCACGTCCGAGCCCACTACGTACTTGAACCTTCTGATCTTCTCCTCTTTGTCCAATCGATCACGCGTTTTGTACGTGAAAGCGAACCTATTCAGATAGACCGAGCGGAAGCAGCCGAAGATCGCGGTCAGAAAGTAGTTCGCGATGCCACAGCCGCCGAAGACGTCGCGTCTGCGCATAGCCCAGTGACCTTCGATCACCTCCCCTGCTTGGTCGAAGACCCTCATGTCAGCGAGAGTTTGACCAAGGTAGTTACCGGACCTCGCCTCCTCCTCGGTAGGAGCGATCCGAGATTTCGGGGTAGGGACCCCGTTGACCAGGGTTCCTGACGACGGCTGCTGGCGTTCGTGGATCATTGAGGCCAGCACGACGTGGTACACCTCCCTCGCGGTCTCGAGTCCCTCCTTGCCGCCGGACACGCAGCTCAGGAAATGGTCCGAGTTCCGTAGAGCCTTGAGCGCGCCCAGCTTCTTATACTGGACCGACTCCTCACCACGGAGATTGATCGGGAGACCCGTCCCTGCTTCCTTCCTGACGTGGAGGTCCGCAGGGGTGGAGTGGCCAAAGAAGAGCTTGACCAGCTCCTTCAGCCACGGCTTGTCCTTCTCGTCGATCGACGAGCGCAGCTTGTTCTCCTTGATCAGCTGGGCGTTGTTGGAGATCGGGATCGGAAGAGGGTTCATCCCACAGCCGGAGACCGACAGGAGGGCGAGCCAGTTCCCCGGCACAGTGGTTGGTCCGGCGAAGCCGTTCGGCCTGACATCCATCGGGAACTCACGGGAGTACTCCTTCACCAGTGCTTCCGTCAAGTTGAGCGCCCGACGGTCGTCGGCGAAGATGTAGTTCTCCCGCGTCGGCAGCGGCCGCGACTCAAGTACCGCTGGAAAGATGGCGTTCGGCCTGGGCCCTCTTGGCCTGAGCAGCCACTGTTTCAGCCGAGGGTGGGCGAACAGGAACTGCATCTCTGGGGCTATGTACATCAGACCTCCTCGTCGAGCGGAGCGTCCGGAAGCGGGAGGGGCTCGATCTCGTCGTTCGAGCCGGGCAGCTGCTCCTTGCGCTTGGCCGGATCGTGGATCCAGGGATCCCGATCCCTGGACCGCTGCGCCTCCCTGGTCGCCGTCGTGAGAGCGTCAGCGATCTGGGTCCACTCGACCTCCTTGAGGCCGAGCAGTCTCGCTGCCTGCGTGAAAAGCACGTCATAGACGGCGCCCGGCAGGCCGCGAAGGACTTGAACATCCTTCGCCACCTGCAACGAGCGCCACACCTTGTCGAGGTTCACCAACTCCTCGCCCTTCAGGAACATGATCTGCGCCTGGGTGTCGAGCTTGGAAGCCAGAGGCCTCAGCCGGTCGTAGAGGGTGCCCTCCGTGACCGGGAGTTCTGACAGCTCGCTTGGGATTGGGGCGCCCAAGGGAACGACGTACACCGTGGGAGAGATCTTCGCCGGGGCAACCGTGATCGACTCGAGAGTGGAGTCGCCGAATTCTTCGATCATGTGGACCTCTTAGCAGAGTTGATGATGCCGGTGAGACGCCGGACAGCGTACTCGGCCAGCGTGGTGAGAACCACCTCCTCCGTCAGCTGTCGGCGCTGAACAAGAGTGGTGATGAGGAAGGGCGAGTAGCCCAGGGCGAACAGCGCGACGGTAGCTGACAGGGTCAGGGGGTCCGCTGGATCGAGAAGCCCGGCATCAGTGAGCTCGCGGAGCTGGTCCACTGCTCTTTGACGCAGCCTCCCTTTTGCGACGTCGATCTCCGAACCGGTGCCGAGCGCGACGACTGGTTGGTGACCGTCGAGGTCAAGGACGGCGGCGATCGCCTGATGTGTGGGTGGAAGGTTCATTCTGGCTCCCCTTTCTTCAGCAGCTTGTCCAGGAAGGTGACGAACAGCTCATCATCCGCCGAGGTGGGCAGAGGGAGCAGCTCCTCTATGGTCCGGGCCACGTTGGCTGAGCCGAGCCTGTTCAGCAGGTCGGCTCGCCACATCGGCCTACGCTGGTCCAACAGAGCGATGAGGGCCAGCATGAGCTGACCCCTCGCCCTGACAACCGGGTCGGAGTGACTGCGAGCGATGAACTCGACATACATCTCCGCGAACTTCAAGTCTTCGAGCGTATTGCGTGTAGTCATAGCGGTGATCCTTCATAACTCCCCTGCTGCTTACGCAGTCTGTTTGGCTTGCTTGATGATGAACGAGGCGTCTGCCGCGCGATAGACAGCGGTTAGAGCCTCGAGTGCGTAGATGGTCTTCACATGCCGCCTGAGCACGGCGGGGCTGAGTGAGCCGACGTAGTCCCGGAGTTCCTGGGTTGCCAGGCGGTGGGTGTCTAGCCCATCTCTGGTGATGCCTTCAATCAGCTCCAGGAACATGTGGGCCAGAGCCACGCCTTCCTCACTCTCCCTAATTGTGAGTTCGGCGACGAGGGCGGTTGTGGCCAGCCGGTTGGGTAGATGAGGCGAGCTCACTTCGACTTCTCCTTTCCGAGGGTGGACGTGCCCCACAGGGTGTAGAGCTCCGCGGAGCCAAGATGGACATGTTGGATCGACACGTCGTCCTCAGCACATTGTTCGTCTATGGACCGGAGCGTTATCATGAACCTGTCCACGTCCTCGCCGTACAAGTCGAAGGTCTCGACGACCTCCGCGATCTCGCCATGTACTACGAATTTGTCGCATGAGTAAGCGAACAGCATGTGACCGCCTGCCTCGAGCCTCCATCGCAGCTCGCCATCGAAGACCGTATGCGTGGTGCACTCGGCGTCTTCTGGATGAGGAATGATTTTGGTCAGGGCCGAGACCGTTATCGCGACGTTGATCGAGCCCATGCCTCAGTGCCTCCGAAAATCAATGTTATGTGACACGCCTTTGAGGACGTGGACGGCGGCGATCGCCTCTCTGAGACGATCCTTGTGGACGCCGAGTACGGTCGAGACTAGCTCGACGGCACGGGCGGCATGGGACGGGGCCACACCCGAGAAGTACCAGACGTCTCCGAGCTCGAGGAGCACGTGTAGCGCCGTGTGTTTCGAAGGGGTCGTCAGATACGATTCGATCGCCCCTATCAGCTCCCTGGTCTCGTCGAGGTAACGGACGGCTTGTTTCGCCCGAGCGTCAGCTTCCTCGAGTGACGAGGCGCCGAGGACGTAGCTGAGCGTCTCCGTACCGGCGTCGTTCTTAGCCATGACGCGCCTCCTCCGATACCGCAAGAGCCTCGAAGTTGGTGATCGACGCATCGATGATCGCCAGGTCCACCGGAACGACCCGTCGACTGCCGTTCCTGACGAACAGCGAGTAGTCCAACTTCCTGAGCATCTCATCGCTTCTGCGCGAGTGACGCCACGCGTCAAGTTGTGCGGCATAGTGGGCCGAGAAGTCTATCGGGTCGTCGGCGACGCACGAGCCGCGATAGGCGAGAGCCACAGCCCTCAACATCTTGGCCAGAACCTGTCTGGCGTCGTACGGGCTGAGGCCGAAGACGGCTCCCGCCTCGCGATACGACACCTTTGACCGAAGCACAAAGCGCATGAGTGTGGCGTCACGCTCGAATCTGTTCGAAAAGTGATACATACGAACTCCAATAGCGGTTGGTCGAATTGCAACTCACCGATGCTCGCCGTCCTGAAACAGCACGAACTTTGCGACCTACCCCAGCTGATCGCGAATGGTTGCAGCTGCAGGCTCAACATGCCGTCTGTCGGCACGGATAAACAGATCCCCTGCCGTTGCTCAGCAGAAGCCCGTTT